TCGCGAAACATCGTTTTCAGCCTGTATTGCAATCACCTCCATTGCATCACGCGCCGATCGCTTGCCCTCTAGTACTTGCGACGCAAGCTTTGCAGTAATCGCAAGCCAAGCACTCTGTTTTTCAATGATTGTGGGTCGCATGAAGGGACGGGCGGGAATATTTTTTGATGGGTTCCCGTATTCATTTTGAGCCGCAATCGCTGCCACAAAATCACCCCCCTGGTCTTCAGGATATCTAGAACCTTTAAACCAGCCCACTTTTCCTTCGTAGCCATGTAAATCCTTCAAAGCAACGTCAAGGCTCTTGCCCGCGTCTGTGCGTGTGCGCCTAATTTCCATTGAAATTGTAGCCTGGTACGAAACCAAACCCAGCCAATCCCGTGCCATTCAACCCAATATACCGACCACCAACGCTGTTGGCTTGCAATAATGCAAACAATTGTTGACCGTAAGGTGACACCGATAACCACCATTGCCATTGATTTTTCAAAGGCGGCGGGGTCAAAGCAATTTGAACTTTGTCAATTGTCGCGTTTTGCATCAAGCTTGGAACCTGTCCACTTGCCGCCAAACCTGAGATATACACTAAATGCGCAACCATCAAATTTATCGCCAACCGCCGACCCTCTTCAGTCAATTGCCCCGCTGTAGTAACGTTTGAAACGTAGTTGATCGCATTGTCCCAATACAGTTGCAGCGTGGCTTCGGGGTATAAGGTAGCATTCGTATAAGCCGCAAACGTTGGGTTTGCAACAAAATTTGCATAGTCAAACGTCAAGAGTACGGCCATTTAAAGCCCCTTATTTTTTAGTGTAAATCGGGTTGTCTTTTGTGGAGTTTTCACCCTCAACAAAATCAGCAGGGGTCAGCGGTGCGCTCCCGTCTTTTTGTGTCATGTCTTTTGCTTTCTTTTCTGGCGCGACTTCTTTTTTATCGTAGCTCATGAAACCACGTTCAACGTGATTCTTAAAGGATTCGTTAGCTAAAAGAAAATCCATCTCATCATCTGTAACGCTTGTTACAATACCGCGAGGCGTGTGCAAATTCTTGACTGTCGCTACACCATGGCCGCCTTTAATCTCAACTTTGCGGATTATTTTTGCTGGACCTTGGTTGTTCTCGGTCATTTTTGTATAAATGATTCCGTTGGTCGCTGTGCTGTATACATAGTGTGTCATTTTACGTCCTTGGTGATATTTGTAATCAGTATACCTCTTTAGTATAATGTTGCACAACAAAGTCTAGGCTGGCCAGCCGAAACTCGCAACTCGTGGCGATTGACTTTGTTTTAAACACACGAGAATACCACGAGGTATTTATGAAAGTTTGTTCTGGCTGTAATATCAATAAAGACTTAGCGCAATACAATAAAAATAAATCCGTCAAAAAAGATGGGTTAGATCGCTATTGCAGGGATTGCACAAAGCAAAAATTTGTCGACTGGCGAAACAAAAACGTAGAACAAGAAAACAATCGTAACAGAGTATGGTCTAATTTAAATCCTGATAAAGTTTATGATGCTAATAAAAAATGGGCGAAAAATAACCCAGAAAAACGAAAATTACAAAGAAAGCGTTATTATTTGAAAAACAAAGAAAAAGTCCGTATGGATTGCAAAAAGTACATTTCAGATAATTTTAATAAGGTTGCCGCAAGGCTCAGCCAATACAGGCTTAACCATATTGATGAATTAAAAACCTACTACAAGCAACATCTAATTGAAAATCGTTCTAAATACAATTCTCGAAACGCAAAAAGACGCGCCGCACAGAAAAGCGCGTCAGTTTCTTGGGCTTGCCCAATAAAAATACAATGGTTTTATGATGAAGCGCAAAGACTAACGGAAGAAACCGGCATTAGTCACGACGTTGATCACAAGATCCCATTAACACATCCAAAAATATGCGGATTTCATCACGAAGACAATTTGCAAGTTATTACTTCACTTGAAAATGGCATTAAAAGTAATAAATTCACACCAGAATGAATCTGGTGTGAATTTTAAACTCAATGATCAAATATTAAAGAATCTGGTCACTGCGAATGGCCGTTTGACCATAATTCCAGCAGTTGCATTCGAGAAAGCTTCCTCGTATGACTTAGCTAGATTTTGTACGCCCAACATTTGAAACTTAGTTGGAACAATTTGGATCATGGTCGCACCGCCGTCAGTGCTAGAATCTTGCACTTTATCAGCGTACAAGTAAAACACATTGTCACCGGCGTTTGCTGCGTTAAGCTGTGGAGCACTTACTACGCGGATGCGTGGGTATGCCATGGTCATCCAAGCTCGAACACTGATACCAAAGTCTGATGTAGTCGCAAGATAGTCAACTGAACCTGTCGCAACGGCTAGAGTCAAATCCATTGTTTCTGGGTCGATTGTATCCTGTGATTGTGATCGCAATGATTGAATCGCGGTTAAAATATCGCTTTGAATTTCAAGGAAAGTTTTAACTGCCCAAGTTCGACCAGCAACACCGGCGGCGACTTGAACGTAAGCACCAAGACCTGGATCGTTAAGGAAACCGTAGGTATTGTTATCACCGTTATTAAATCCTGAGAAACCGACATTGTTACGTTGAATATCCAACGCCAGTGCTGCGGCTTCGCGTTTCATGCCTGAATCGTCTACTTGTAAACGTGCAGAACGTGCGGATTCTAAAATACCGACTTTCATGCCCTCTTCAAAGCGTACAACTGTACGGAAGTTAAAGTTTGTGTTCCAAGAGGACAAAGGAACGTTGCTATAATCGCCGTAAGGAACTGATGTGCCTGTGCGTTCCAAAATACCTTGCACGACTTGCTCGTCTTCCCATTCGCCTGTTGTCATGATGCCGACTAAATCATCAATTTTACGGGCCGCTGTCATCACGAACACAAATCCGGGCAACCAATTTTGTAGGAACTGCACGGGCGTACCGATAGACCCTGTGGTGACGGTTGGTTGAACCGCATCCATTGCCATTGCGTCCATTGCTGACTTACCTGACATCATTTTTTTAACTGAATGGCGGTTAATGTTGATACCGATACGTGACAGGCTTTCATATTCTGAAACGTTGAAATTAGATAAGGATCTGCAATCTTTCGCAGAAATATAACTTTTTACAGTAGTAGCTCTCATGTTAGATCCTTATGTTAAGCAGGTTGTGGAATAACGAAAGTTGGGTTAATAGTAATCACCGCCAAACCTGCGCCAGACACTGTGAAATAACTCACAATCGCATTGGCAAATTTAGTGCCAACGGCAAGCGGTGTGGGCGGTGTAATCGTGCTAATTGCGCCGGTAGTTGTGTTATAAACAACATAATCACCAATGGCAGCCGCGGCCGGAAGCGTTACAGTCAATACGCCCATGGTTATACATTCTACGATTGTCTGATCTGGAACAGTCAATGTAGGCGCAAGGGATGAGCCGTATAAAGCCACCACTTTAGGGTTAGCAAGGAAACCCGCAAACCCACCAGCACCGCCAGAACCTGCTTCACAGAATCCTTGGCTTGTAATCGTGCAGCATGTAGCCCCGATGATATTGTAAGCGGGCAATACTGAGTTAATTGTGTACGTTTGACCTTGATACGGTGAATCAGTGAACAATTCGCCGGGAACGCCGAAGCCCTGAGCCACGGAAACAGTAGATTGAAATCCCATGATTAAACCCCTTTCAAATATGAATCAATTGATGTGGATGCAATGCGGTTATCTTGCGCTACGATAACAGATTGTTGCTTAGCACCGAACAAATACCCTTCAACAACATGACGGGCAACATCATCAGCGCAACGTAAGCCAAGCTTTTTAGCCCCGTAAACTGCTACCTCATCCATTGTTTTTGTCGCATGATCGAACGTTCCAATATGTGACGATAAGCGTTTGGCCAATGAATCACGGGCTGATATTTGCGTCATAACGTGTTTTAGTGTTTTGGAATCCATTGCGCCTTTTTCTTCTTCCGCTTCGTCTTCTGCCTCTTCTTCTGATTCGTCTTCTGCTTTCTCGGCTTCTGATTCGTCTTTTGCCTCTTCTTCTGTTTCGTCTTCAGCTTTCTCGGCTTCTGATTCGTCTATGCCGTTATTGAGGTGTACGAAATCATCAG